GCCGCGATTGTCCTTGTCATTGACACCCACGCCTTGTGACTTCAGCCATTGCATGGATTCAACATCGCCTTTGTCGGCAGCCCAATGCATCAACGTCTCGTCGGAATCGGTCCTGGCGTCGACATCGGCACCGTGCTCCTTCAGCCATGCCATGACCTCGACGTAACCGCCCGCAGCCGCCGCGAATATCGGTGTCTCTCCGTTGTAGCTCCTGACGTTGACATCCGCGCCGTTCGCCACCAGCCATTTCACGGCATGAAGGTGACCGTATATTGCCGCCAAAAACATCGGCGGGTCGCCGTCCTCGCCACTGTGGTGAAGGTCCGCGCCTTGCGCCTTCAGCCATTCCAACACGTCAACACGCCCCTCTGAGGCTGCGTACCCCACCAGAAAAGCACTATATTCTTTTTCACTGGCCAGCGCTCCCTGTGATTTCAACCACGCCTCGTATTCCTTCGCGTCACAGGGTGCCGTATGTAATTCAGCATGTTGAGTCGTCATAACGTTCTTTCTTGTGCCGATCGGCACGGTCTTAATTCGTTGTGATTCGATAACGAGAGATGGTGCGGCTAACGCCTCTCGATGTTTTTCCGCCCCCGGTCGTGCCGTTGCGACGTGACCGTGCGGGCGATGGAGTCGGAGTCCTCTTCGGGCATGATCGCCGCGATGCCGCCGTGGCGTTCGACCGCGCGGCGGATTTTGTCTTTGCTGATTGGGCGGCCGGTTTCTTCGGTGAGGGCGTCGGCGGCTTTGCGGTACGAGTTGTGTTGTTTGTAGGCGGCGACGCAGACGTCGTCGGTGAGCAGGGTTTTGATTTCGGCTTTCACCTGACGGCGAACGACTTTTTTGCCCTTCGGGCCCAGCACCAGTTCGACGGTTTGCACGACAAGCGGTGCGCCGGTTTGTACGGCGGCTTGTACGACGATCGATGCGGCGGGCGGCTGCATGCTGGTTTTTTCGGCGGTTCGTTCGTCGCCGTTTCCGCCGGTGCTTTCGTCGGCCAGTGGACTGGCTGTTTTGCCGATCTCCAGCCGCACGGCTGACAGGAGATTGACCAGCGCCAGGACCTGAACGCGGGCGGTGACGACGAGGCGTCTTTCGGTGATGGAGCCCGGCCGCTTTTTCATGCAGCAGGTGTCCAGCATGTCCGCCGTCCGGTGGAGTTCTTCCATTTCGGCGTCGATTCGGGCGGCCAGCAGGGGTTGGCCGTTGGCGACCAGATGAGAGTGAAACGCCCGCAGCACACCACGTTCGACGCCGAGGCTCCACTTGTTGGCCAATTCGGGAAGGCCGTCCTCGCAGACGGATCGTTGCGGGATCAGCCGCGACCACTCCTCAAGGCCCGCGATGACCGCATGCACCGCCTCCTGCTGACCGAGGTTAAGCCCGACGTAACGGTGGCCGGCCTCCATGTACCGACGCGACCACTCCGCTTCTTCCGGGCTGTCGAACTCCATCTCAAACGGCAACGGAAACAACGTCGGTTGCCCGGCGAATGATTGCTCAGCGGATGATTGCTCCAGCCAGGTCTGGCCTGATTCGGCCAACGACAGCCCGCCCACGCCCGACGACAACGGCTCAGCCACAGCCCACGATGATGTTTGAGTCACGGGAATCCTCCCGTAAGGGTTCAGTCGGCCCACTACGCACACTCTTGCTCGTGTCCCCCACGAGCCAAGCAGGCGGGATTCGCTGAACAAGAGTGATGTTAGCTTGAAGTTTACGCTAGTCAATACCTAACAAATTGAGCGCAAATTTGTCTCATTCATAACTTCGCTCACAGCAACAGGTTTTGTCGGAATTTTTTTCTTCCCCCCACCCCGCAATGTGCAGGCTGACGAAAGAATACCATACAAAACACATACTGTCGCAAAAGTGTCGCACGGCTGTCGCAAAACGGAATGTCGCACTTTGTGCGACAGTCAAAAATTATTTTCTTTTTTTTATTAGTCGCGCCATTGCGGTCAGTTACGCGCGTCGCACTGCTGTCGCACTTTCGGTTTTTCCGCGCCAAAGTGCGACACCGTGGGCCACGGGTGAGGCCGGCCAGCTCAATGAACTGGCCAGTCGCATCCGCACCTGTGTTTTCCGCGGCGAGTTGTCGCGGCACGGGGTTCGTCGCGGGATTGCGACTGGATCGGGAGCAAACGGATCGGCCTTGAGGAATCATGGCCGAGCGTTATGAAATCGTTGCCCACCCGTTCACCGTCGCCCACATCGAAATCAAGGCCCAGCAGCTCTGTCGGCGAGCGGACTTCTCAAAGTCCGACTTTGACGACCTGTGCCAAGACATGCGTATCTACCTCATGGAGAAATCGCACCTGCTCGACCCCGACCGCGGCTGCCTTGAAGCCTTCGTCACCAAAACCATCAAGACCTGGGTGGCGATGCGGCTGCGTTACCACAAGCGTACACGCCGAAACGGGTCACACATGGCGATCTCGCTGGAGGGTACGCTGGTCGTGTACCAGGGCGAGATCAAAAGTCTCGGGGCCGTCCTGCTGGAGGAAGATGGCCATCGTCTCACGCGGATCGCCCCCATGTCTGCAATGGATCGGCTCGAACTGCGGGACGCCCTCGACGTGGCCATGCAACACCTGACCGCGAACGAGCGGGCGCTGCTGCACGAGGTGGCGGAGAACGGCATTGAACCTACCGCCAAGTCGCGGGGCGTTTCCACCCGACAGATCGGAAACTCCCTCGCCCGCATCCGTCAGCGGATAGAAAAAACTGGAATTTTCGAAAAATAGCGTAGGCGTCGCCTCGAAACGGCATAAGTAACCAGTGGAGGGACGACGCAATAAGCCAGTGAACCCCGGAGGCCAGGACGAAGTCATGACGAAGGCCTCTGGGGTTCAGAACGGACAATTTTTTACAAAAAATCTTCAACAGAGAAAAACAGGAAAATCATGAACGCGACCACCACCACCCCGCCTGCCCTGCCCCACGTCCTCCGCATCCTCCACGCCCTCTCCCTCTGCCGCCGCGCCCGGCCGGGCGACACGTCGTAGCCCTCTCGCACGCCCGAGCCGGTTCGTGGCGGGTCCAGAACAGCCACCCCTCGGGCATTTCCTCTACGCCCCGGAAGCCCTTCTCCCGTCCACCGCGACGGTGCCAGGAACCGGGGTCTCTCCGGCAGGTTGATGTTGGTGTCTCGGGGCTCCATTTCCCTCCGAGACGCGGGTTCGAATCCCGCACCTGCCTGTGGCTGGCCAGCCAATCGTGATCGAATCGCTCGAACTTCAGTTACCACCTGACTCACTCAACCGTGAAAGGAATTTCGCAATGTCGCTTCCCGCTCAAGTTCTGAATCAGGCACACATGCGTGCCCCGAAGGGCATCGTCTACGGCCCGCCCGGCGTCGGCAAAACAACCTTCGGTGCCAACACACACAAAGCCCTGATCATCGACTGCGAAAACGGCGCGGCCCTCGTCATCTGCGACCGCACGCCGTACCTGTCCAACTGGGCGAACATTCAATCGTGGCTCGACGCCCTCGCCCTGGGCGGCCACAGCTACGGCACCGTCGTCGTCGACTCCATCGACTGGTTGCTCCGCCGCGTTGAAGAACACGTCTCCGGCGTCAACGGCACACCGATGGGCATGTCGCAAACGCTCAACCGCTCGCACGGCGGTTACGGCAACGGCAAACAGGTGTTGAGGAATTACGTCTATCAGTACCTGCTACCGACGCTGGACAAAATCGTGAACTCCGGCGTCGCCGTTGTGCTGCTCGCCCACGCCACTCGTCGCGAGATCACCACCATCGACGGCGTCACCGTCGAGAAGTCCGCGCCCGAAATCCACGCCGACCTCGCCAACACGATGATCGAGTGGTCCGACTTCGTCGGTGCCGCCCGGATGGGCATGGACGGCCGCGAGCTGGTCTTGTACGAGACCGGCCAACTGCTCGCCAAGAACCGCTACGGCGTCACCACACCGCTGCCGCTGTCGTGGCAAGCCCTGATGGACGCCATGTCGCAGTCACTGTCTGCACCGCCAACACCATCAACACCGGCAGCATAACACCTCTTTTTCGAACAACAACACAAAAAGGAACATTCCAATGGCTCAATTGAATTTTGATGCACGAAACGTCGAACCCCTCCCCAACTTCGACCCGATCCCCGCCGGTCAGTACGTCGCGATGATCGTCGCTTCGGAAGAAAAGACCAGCCAGAACAGTCATCGGTTCGTGACTCTGGAGTTCGAGATTCTCGAAGGCCCATACAAGGGCCGCAAGCTCTGGGTGAATCTGAACCTCTACCACCCCAACCCCGAGACGGTGAAATTCGCCCGCGCCGAGTTGGCCTCGATCTGCCTCGCCGTCGGCGTGCCCGCCCCACAGGACAGCACGCAGCTTCACAACGTGCCGGTGACCATCAGCGTGCGGTGCGTCAATCGGAAAGACACCGGCGAGTTGCAGAATCGCATCAAAGGTTACGCCTCGCGATCCGCTCCGGCGGCGAACCCGGCACAGGCAGCGCCGTATGGGACGGCGCAGCAGGGCGTACCGTATGGCGCATCACCGGCTGCGGCGCAGACCGCACCGCAGCAGCCCCAGGCCGTCAACACCACCCCGCCGTGGCAGCGATAAGGAGGCCCACCATGAAACCGAAACCTCAAAACGATGGAATCGCCGCCGGTCAACCGATCCCCGGCAGCCGATACGTGCGGGCCTTCTGCCGCTGCTGCGGCGAAGCCATGCGGGTCTCGAAGGAAATCTTCGTGTCGGGCGGTTACTCCGATTGCTCCGACTGTACCGACCGCAACCGCTCACACCGGCCCAGCCCCACCACGCGAGGCCCCGCACGAGAATACGACGGCTCGTGGGACAACGCCGTCCGAGCCCTGGAGGACGCGGCATGAACCTGACACTGCAATACCCGCCGAGCATCAATCGCTACCACAGGCATGTGGGCCATCGCGTGCTCATCAGCCGGGAGGGCCGGACGTTCCGAAAGAACGTCTGCGCCCTCCTGGCCGGGGCGAACGGCAACGGCGGAAACGGCCCTCGCAAGCCGCCCGCGGGCGGCCGCATCGCCCTGACGATGGACGCCTTCCCTCCAGATAATCGTCGACGCGACGTCGATAACATCACCAAGCCCGTCCTCGACGCCCTCCAGCACGCGGGCGTCTACGTCGATGACTCGCAGGTAGATCAGCTTCTCGTGCGCCGCCGCCACGTCGTGCCCGGCGGACGGCTGGAAGTCGAAGTGATCGAACTGCCCCTGCACCAATGCCCGCTCTGCGGCGCGGAGACAACCTGACATGCAGAAAGTTTTCCCCACCATCCTGATCGTGCTCGACGTGTGCGCCGCGGTCGGCTACATGCCCGACGGCGACTGGCGAAAAGTCATCTACTGGCTCGCCGCCGCCGTCCTCACAACGGTAGTGACTTGGTAACCAACCTCCACAACACAAACGCCCGCTCACGCGGGACAACAGCGGCCCAGGCCGCAGCAGGAAACAACCCATGACCACCGACGAAGAAATCGACATCCTCGACCACCTCACCGAAGTCAGCGACACCGACGTCGACGTAATGGCCGCGTGGCGACGCCGCAACAAAACCCACCGCAAATGCCAGCACTGCAAACAGCCCCGTGACTGCCGCCAGGGCCCCGATCCGTACCTCTATTACTTCCACGACGAGATCGAAACGGTCTGGCTGTGCCCCAAGTGCTTCAGACTCCGAAAAACCGGCAGCCACCTCCCCGAAGGCCACGACGACGAATAATGAACACAACACCCCCGACAATTTCGCTCCGCCCCTATCAGCAGCAGGCCGTCGCCGCCGTGTACGATCACCTGCGCCGTCGGGATGACAACCCCTGCGTTGTCATCCCGACGGCCGGGGGCAAAACGCCCGTCATGGCCACCATCTGTCGCGACGCCGTCACCCTCTGGGGAGGTCGCGTGCTGATCCTCGCGCACGTCAAAGAGCTGCTCGAGCAGGCCGTCGACAAATTGCACACCATGGCCCCCGACCTGTGGATGAACATCGGCGTCTACTCGGCAGGCCTCCGCAGCCGCGACACCGACAAAAGCATCATCGTCGCCGGAATCCAGTCCGTCTACCGCCGCGCGGCCGAACTCGACAGGTTCGATCTGATCCTGATCGACGAAGCCCACATGCTGCCGCCCTCCGAGGAGGGCATGTACAGAACGTTCCTCCGCGACGCAAAACTCGTCAACCCGAACGTCCGCCTGGTGGGCCTGACGGCGACGCCGTACCGCATGGCCAGTGGCACGATCTGCGGCCCCGAGAACCTGCTCAACCATGTGTGTTACGAAGTCGGCGTCCGCGAACTGATCGTGCAGGGCTACCTCTGCCCGCTCAAAACCAAGGCGGGTCGCCAGAAGGTTGACACGTCGAACCTCCATCTCCGTGGTGGTGAATTCGTGGCGGGCGAGGTCGAAGCCCTGATGAACGACGAGGACACCGTCCGCGCCGCCTGCCGCGAAATCGCCGACCACGCCCAGAACCGCAACGCCGTGCTCATCTTTGCTGCGGGCGTCCAGCACGCCCAGCACGTCCAGCAGGTGTTAGGCGAGATGGGCCATGAATGCGGGTTCGTCTGCGGTGAAACGTCACCCGCCGAGCGAACCGCGACGTTGGAACGGTTCAAGGCGGGCAATCTCAAGTTCCTGACGAACGTTAACGTTCTGACGACCGGCTTCGACGCACCGAACATCGACTGCGTGGCGTTGCTGCGTCCGACGAACTCACCTGGCCTTTACTATCAGATGGTTGGCCGGGGCTTCCGCCTCCACCCCAGCAAAACCGACTGCCTCGTCCTAGACTTCGGCGGCAACATCCTCCGTCACGGCCCGGTCGACGCGTTACAAATCAAACAGCCGGGCACGGGCGGTGGCGAAGCCCCCGCCAAAGAGTGTCCCGATTGCCAGTCCGTTGTACATGCGGCCTACACCGTCTGTTCCGAGTGCGGTCACAAGTTTCCGCCACCGGAACGCGAGAAGCATGACGAAACTGCCACAACAGCGGGCGTCCTCACCGGGCAGGTCGAGGACAACAACGTCCTCGTCACGGGTGTAACCTATCGCGTCCACACAAAACAGGGCGCAGCCGACGACGCCCCGCGCACGCTGCGGGTCGAATACCGCATCGCCTGGAACAAGTACATCTCCGAGTGGGTCTGCCTCGAACACACGGGCTACGCACGCAACAAAGCCGAGACCTGGTGGCGTGCCCGCTCCAACGAGCCCGTCCCCGATAACACCGAGGACGCCGTCGCCATCTGCAACGCGGGCGGGATCGCCAACACACTGGCGGTCACGGTGCGTCACACCGCCGGGGAGAAATTCGACCGTATCGTCAAACACCAGCTTGGGCCGATTCCCCCGCGACTGGACGGTAGCGACGAGCGTGGCGACGGCGTCACGACGGGCGCTGGTGTTGGTGGCGGAGGCTCATGGCTGCCCGACGACGAAATCCCCTTTTAGGAACATGAAAAATGACGACCTGCGCTACACCCTGTGAATTCGTAATTGACGAAGAATTGCGACAGTGCATTCCGCCGTTGTCGGAGTCCGAGCGTGCCGAACTGGAGTCGCAGCTTCTGAGTGACGGCTGCCTGACGCCGCTGATCGTTTGGGTCCAGCAGCGAATTCTACTGGACGGCCACAACCGCAAAGAAATCTGCGACCACTTCGGACTGGACTACGCCGTCCGCGAAATCAGCCTCCCCAGCCGCGACGAAGCCCGCCTCTGGATCATCCGCCACCAATTGGGTCGTCGGAATCTTTCGCCCGATCAGGCCAGTTACCTTCGCGGACTGGAGTACCAGCAGACGAAGAAGCCCAGTCATCGCCCCGTCGTAGGAGCAAGCCCAGAAAAAGGTGCGCAAAATGCGCACCTTAAGACCTCGGACGTGTTGGCCAAACGGCATGGTGTGGACGCCGCGACCATACGCCGTGACGCTGCGTTCGCCCAAGCGGTCGATGTGCTTGATTCCGGGCCGGTGCCGGGAATCAAGGCCCGGGTGCTCTCCGGCGACGGCCCCGCCAAAGCGGTCGTCGTGGAGGCGGCGAAGGTCGCGGAAACCGAACCACAGCGAGCGGTGGCGATGTTGTCGCCGTCCACTTCGTCGTCGCCGCACGTCGCTCACAACTCCGGTGACAACGAATGGTACACGCCAGCCGACTACGTCGACGCCGCTCGCGAGGTGATGGGCGGGATCGACCT